TATCTGTCAGCCGTATTGATGACAGTCACAAATGACTGTTAATAAATCAATTATTGGAGGACAAAACAATGTTAAGAACAAATTCAAAGGCAGCAAGACAGAACATTATGAACTATATCCGAGACAATGCCGCGGAGTATATCGAACTCGAATATAGTTACACCACGGATCAACTTGAAAATGATAACAATTTGTGCGCGGTTATTATGGATATTTTCAAGGCTGAAAAGTACCACGGCGCCGAGAAGTATTATCACTTCAATCTGTTTACAGCCTTTACAGACTGGGCGCAGGGATTGGCGCTGGGCGGGTTGTTTAAGTATTATTATAAGCCCGCCGTCGATATCGTCGGCGATATCCTTGACCAAACACCCGCGGAGCGTGCACGCTATACGGAGACAGACGCGGAAAATACAATGACACGCTTGATTTATCGCGAATTAACAGAACGCGCATATAAGGCGCAGTAAATGCTTATTTATCCAACGGGGCGCCGCCTGCGGGCGGCGTCGTATTGAGTAAATAAACAATACTCAAGTTATTATATTGGAGGTGTAAAACAATGAGAAACACAATTATCAGCGGATACAACCCCGCAAAAAACGCCACTATTAAAAAAGCATTTACAGCCGCACAAAAAGCGGGCTTGAATGCTAAAATTGAAACCCTTTACAATTTGGAGGAATTAACCGCGGAGGGTCCTATTTACCGCGATTATAAAGCGTTAATTATTGAGCATGATTATAATGGACCATACCCGCAGGAAGCAACCTGGACCGCCTATAATACAGCCCGTAAAATAGCCGCCCGCTATAAATTGGATTATGAGCAGCGCGGCTTTTATACAGCAACTTATATCTTTTAATTGTTAATAGTCCAACGGGGCGCCCGCTATGATCGGAGCGGGCGTCGTATTGAGTTATTAACGACTCAAAATAAAAAATCAATTGGAGGGCTTTTATCATGAAAAAGAAAAAATTAGGATGCATGACACTGTCAAATATCACGGGCGGATATTACGACGCATACTCCGTTAAAACAACGTTTACAAGCGGGGCGCAGTCTAAAGTTGTCCGCGGTTATCTTTACAAGTTCGACAGGCTGACAGAGTCACAAAAAGAACAAATCGAAAAATATAAAAATGTTAGATTTGTTATAACGCAGTCTCAATACGCGCCAGAAATAAAGCGCGCCGCCGTTATTCTTTATGAACGCTGTATTGATAACTTGTTTTAAGCTGTATAAATATTTTCACGGGGCGCCGCGGATCACGGCGGCGCCGTATGAGACTATTTATATAATGTCTCAAAAATATCAATCAATTGGAGGGCAGAACAATGAAAAAGAATATCACTTATAACGACATAAGCATCGAATACAGTCCGCGCGGGCTTGTATTATATGCACTTGTAAACGGTTATTTGATACACCGCATTTACTGCGGTTATACCAAAAAAGCCGCTTGTAAACTGTTTTATGACTATTGCAATAGTCTTTAATTGGAGGGCGGAGCAATGACAATTTTTAAGTGTAACATGATCGACTCAAAAACCAGGCTGCCGTTAATAGCTATGAACGTAAGTTATAATCATGCGTGTCAGTACTTGTTTAATACTTATGGAATCCCGCAGGAAGTCAAATATATAAGTGTAGAATACACGCGTATTATTTACCCGTCGCGGGCGTTTATATACGACGAAAACCGCGGCTATTTACTTGAGTCAAACGAATAATATTTAACGTTTTTACAGCCGCCAGGGGCGCCGCTCCTGGCGGTCATAAAGCCGTTAAATAAACGACTTTAATATTTTATGATCGGAGGTAAAAAGCAATGAAAAGCGCATTTATTCAAGCGGTTTATAACGCTGATAGTATCAGCCATTTAATTGATTTGATAATGCTGGCAGCCGTTAATTTATCGCGTGACGACATGCACGCCGTGTTAATTGCATATAAAAGCCGCTTGTATCAAATCCGTGGTGAAGTATGACATGACAGCGGGCGCCCGTTATGATCGGAGTGCCAGGGCAATGGCAGCGGGCTAACAGTCGCGACGCGACGCCGCGCGGGTATAACACGCCCCGCCAATGACAGCGCCGCCGCGCGCCCAGGGTCCTGCACGGGGACAGCACGCCCGCTCAAAAACAGACTTGCGCAACGTCAAATTGCGCAAAATAACGCGGAATCCGCGTTTTGGAAAAATGGCTTTTTTAGAATGTGACCGACTTGAAAACACGTTTTCAAAAAGTCCTTTCTGTGGCAAAACAAAAAATTTTTTGGAGGTTTGAAAAATGAACGACGTTACAACAAAAAACATCAGCAATAGAGAAAACGCAAAAAGAGACTGGCTTGACATGATTTACAAGTCCTGGACATGGGCGCTTCTTACAGCTAAAGAACGTGCACTGTTTGAAGATCGCCTTTTGCAAGTCGAAAATCAGGAGCGAATCCGCGGCACCTACACGCAGCGCTGGGACTACCTTAACGACTTGTACATGATCTACCTTGACGGTATTGGACGCGAGGCAATGGACGCCCGTCAGGAACTCCGAGACCGTTTAACAGCTTAAACATTCAACGGGCGTAGAAAATACACTTTCTGCGCCTATTGAGTGCTTAAACACTCAGATAAAATTATTGGGAGGTACTAACAATGAAACTTGAATTTTTCTACATGGGCAACGGGGCAACGGTATGCGACGTTGATACAAAGGCGCTTAAGGAAATAGCCCACATTAGCAACGCGGGCAACATTAAGTTCTATACACCCGCAACAAAGATCCCTGGCGCGGAATTGCTCAAAATTGAGCATGTTGCTCACGCTCACGAAGCCAACACAAAAGCCTGGCTTGAGAGAGAACTTACAACCGCCTACGGGCGCAGCAAGGTTCTTGATGACATTGCAACATATTGCCCCTGGCGCGTGTTTGATGATCTAATGGAACTTAACCGCGGACGCGATGAAGAAACAAAAACAGAAAACATCATTTCTGTTTACCTGGCTAACTTTTAATGGAGGTTCAAAGTTATGAGAGAGTTTACAATAATGCCTGAAGGCGGGCGCTGGTATACACGCCCCGCCTATACAATGGAAACCGCATACAGTTTAGAGTGTTGCTGGTACCGTCCTAACACTCGAATAGCTGTTAGAGATAATGAGACAGGGGAGACAAAAATCTTTACCCGTGAACAAGACAACGACGGCAACCTGGTAAAGGTGAATAACGTTTGATGACAGCACAAAGGGCAGAGCGGTATCCCGTTCTGTCCTTGATGCGGTTATTAAGCCGTGATAAAAAATCAATTATTGGAGGTGATCTGACATGACCCAGGAAGAGTTTGTACAATTCTTGTGCGACCGTGATACAACTACGGAAGCATTCGAGATAGCAGCCGCACTTGCTACAATGTCACGTTGCGAAAAGAACGACGACATTGTGTATGACATTGGGATGACCCTTTGGGATCTGAAAAACAAAGCAATGACCGCAGACACGGACCAGGAACGGACTTTCTACATAGTCCTTTCTGACATTGCTGACAGACTCAAAAGGAATGACATACAGCTAAACAACTATGAAAATTTAACCAAAAAGGAGGATAGAAGAAAATGAAGATGACAGCAAAGTATAATGAGCGGGTAGGCGCATTCGAGATTTACGAGAATCGCAAGGCGGGAGACCGTACTGTAAATGACTTTCTGGGGCGGTTCTGTATGGAACCCACGGAAGATAATATCAACGCTGTAATTGCGGCGCTCGAAGCGCTCAGGGACGACCTTAAGAACGGGAGGGAGTAACAATGAGAAAGTACGAAATTAGATATTACAACGACTTCAATGCTCAGTATTACACTACGGAAGTAATAGGAAACGTCGATCTTGTAAAGACAATAACCCTTCTTGTCAACAATGGATATGACATTGTTGACGTAACAACCATAGGACGGGGGTAATCACAATGAAACCGAAAAAGAGCAACAATCGTTTTCAGCTAATCTATTCTGTCCGTCAGGGCAATTTCAGGGATGACTACTACACCGACGGCAAGGGCAACTCGTTTAGAGTATCTATCTACCTGCCGTCTAATAGGATCTTCACGGTGGCGCCCGTCGATCTCGAACCGACTATACCGACATTCGGTAATTTTTAAGACAATAGGCAACCTCCAATATATTGACCCCTGCTTCGGCAGGGGTCTTTTTTATTGCCCAAAATATCCGCCCTTTCTGTCAAAAATCTTTTATGCCGTCTAATTTGCGCTGTATTGCGTTTCTCGCGTTTTCCTATACCGTATTCATTTTCACCGCTACTCGATGAAATAGGGGCAATTCTGGCGATTTTACGGCTATACTAAACGCTCCGTTGTAATCACGGAGCGTTTAGCGGTGGTAAGAGGTTGTATGAAAGAATGGATTTGTTTACTCAGGTGGAATATCGTCCCACGGGTCGTCAGGCGGGACAAAGTTGTCATCCCACGGGTCGATCTCGTCTGATATCCCGCTTGTTTTGTTATCGCTACTTTCTGCGATATATCTCTTTGCGATATCGTCAGCGCTGTAATCATCGGTGGGGTCGTGTGGAGTGCTGACAACGTGTTCTACCTCGTCTCGCATTCCGTAAAAATTCTTGCCTAAGAAGATACCGCTTGCAGGGTTTATCTTTCCGTTCTGCATATAATCTTCCCACAGGGAAGTCATAATATTACAAGCCGTTCTGACAAGTTGCTGCACCTCAGGACTTGCACCGTTGTTTGTATATCCTAATCTTGCACCTATCGGACTCGGCTTGTCGTCTCTGATAGAACGCATTGTCTTAGGGTCTACCCCCAAAGCCATGGACAGCCCCGTCATAGTCGGTTTCTGATCTCTTTCTGCCATTAGCTTGAAATAAGCGACTATCCTACTTTCTACGTCCTCAGCATCAAGGAAATTTGCTTTCTTTCTGCCGATTGCCTGTACTTCCATAGCCGTTGTCAGGAACTTTGCGTTGTCCCCAGGTTCTATGTTTACTAAAGGATCCGAAACAGAACCCTTGCGAATACCTCCGCGCTTGCTTGCCATTATGTCAGCCCCCTTTCATCCGCTACCTCTTTCTCGAAGTTCTTAACGATTGCCCATAGCGTCCGTTCTCTCAGCCCTGTCTCTTCGACTGTAACAGCAATCCCCTCTTTGAGATTTTTACCAGACGAATAAACAGACTCAAGAAGTTTGCGCTCAATGTCAGGCAAACGCTTAAGTGCTGTCTCGCAAATATCTATGTTGATTGTGGTAGTTTCTGAAAGTTCCTCGGCAGGGTTTTCTCTCAGCTTGATATATTGGCGCATCATGTGTCCGACATAATCACTGTAATAGTTCCTCATGCTTCAAAGCCTCCTTTCTGCCACAATAACACATTTGAGAACGATTTTCAATTTTCGTCCTGTTCTAACTTGACAATGACAATAGGGTCTATCTTTTCTACCCAAAGAGAACAGCCGTATTTATGAACCCAATCGTAATCCCCCTCAGGGGTAAGCCCAAAACCCTCTGTTTCTTCGACTTTCATTTGAGACATGATACATTCCCAAAAGCTGTTATTAGTCATTAACTCGTCTTTAAGAATGCCCTTTACATGATCCTGCACTTCCTTTTTCTGAGCGTCAGTAAGGGCATCATAAGAGTGTTTCGGCATCGTGCTTATATTCGCAAACTTGGTCTTTTTCATTCCTCTTCCTCCTGTTCTGCGATATACTTTTCTATCTGATCTTTGAACCTTTCGTCAGGAGCATAACCATAAACAGCCAAGTCTTTACTACCTAAGCATCCGTCCATAGTCTTAAGGATAACATAGCCGTATCCCTCTTTGTCCTCAGTAGTCCCACCGTCTCCGTTCTGCATATTGTGATAGTGGATTTCCCCGTCCATTACACAAAGGCTGTCGTGCCTTTCGTCACCGATCCTGTGTATCCGTCCGTCTGACTTATCCAGGACAAACAGTCGTGATAACAGATTGCAATAGTGGTCGTTCCCCTCTTTGATATCAGGTCGTGTCTTGAGCGTCCTTATCTCTTCGTCACGGAACTTGATTATCGCGTCATAGAACGCATCGGAATTGAACTTAGGTACTACTGTCGGTGCTTCCTCAATCAGCCTCACTACGTTGAACCTTCCTACAACCTTCTTCTCATTAAGTTTTGCAATAAGTTCGTTAGCGTCAATAAGTCTCTGTTTCATCCTTTATCACCTTGCCTTCCTTCTCGATCTTGTAGTTCACCATTCTGTTTTTACAGTAGATATGATGACTTTTTTCTTTTAACCAGGCTACACGCTTGAGGACTTCCATATAGCCTTTGACCTCATAATGAAGAACCTTGCCGTCCTCAAATGTTGCTGTTATCTTGTACCACATTCTCTTCCCTCCTTGTCTATTAAATCAACAGCGATATATTTTCTGATATCTGACGCATGATTTACCACTGATGGATATACACCCACAACTGTCATCGTCAATAAACGATATTGTATTTCACCCTTGGGGAATGTTCCTATATAATCGCCTTCTAACCCTATTTTAATTAAATAATTATCACTTAGAACAGGCATAATATCTAATAATGTCATTTCTCTGCCTCCTTCCTCACTCTACTGACGACGAATTTTGTTAGGGACACTAATGTCCTTGGCAAATCATTCATTGTCTGCCTCCATTCTTGCTCCGCAATTTGGACAATAGTTAAACTCTGAAAAATAAGGCACTCTCGTATGATATGTTGCTTTACATACTGAACACTCGTACCCGTCTGTCTGTTTTTCGTTTGCTTTAAGGTAATACCACTCGCCTGTCGGTCTCACAAAATTGCATGGATTTCCACATGGATTTGGTAATGTCGGTGCATTACGAATTTGATATAATGGAACGCATAATTCTGTTAAAGCTCCATTATGGATTTCGCAAGGAATTGCCGTCTTTTCTAAGGCATTAGCATCTATCAATCTAACTTCGCTCATTGTCTACCCTCCTGTTTTAATTTTTCTATCAGGTTGGACGTTTCGACAGCGTTAAAAAAGGCTCGTTTCATCAATTCACACTCTTTCCCTGTCGTTCGTTCCGTCATTTCCTTGTCGTGCCTCTGCATCCATCCTGTCTCATGGAGCTTGTCTATCGCCTGTTCTTCGGTTATGTCTACTGTCGGGGCTGTTCTTATCAATCCACAGGGGCATCCTTCATGGCTATATATGCAAATGGGGCATTCCCCTGCACATTCTTCCTCAAATAGCTTTTCTAAAGCATCTGCATCAATTAGTCTCATTCTCTGCCTCCTTCCATCTTTGCACCGCAAGTCGGGCAATAGTTAGTTTTTTCTAATTCGGGATAATGACATATTGAACATTTGAATTTGGATGAGGAAAAACAAAATCCATCAAAAATCCACTCGCCTGTCGGTCTGTCCGCACTTGCTTTTCCACTTTCATAAGCCAATACTTGTGCCATGTCGGGTGTAATTGTCGGGGCATTGTCGATAATCTTATGAACATATTTATATTCATCTTCTATGGGTGCAGGTAGCATTTGTTTCAAAGCATTCGCATCTATCAATCTGACTTCACTCATTCTCTGTTTCATCGTCTGTTTCCTCTTCCGCATATTCGGGGTCTTCCGACATTTCTGCGCCACACTGACTGCAATATTTCATTTCTCGGATTGCCTCGTCAAAATCCCAATATTCGTGATCTACAATAAAACTGTGTCCGCAATTAGAGCATTCAGCGCATTCTATTGTGTCCCAATGGCACGGTTCTTCGGTCTGTCTCCAATGCGCTATTTTGTGATACTGTCTCTCAGCATCCGCATACCCCTTGTTGTACTGATCTCGGTCATAGGCTAAGGCTTTCATCAGTTCGTCCTTGTCTACGTTCACGCCCATTTGACGGCTTACCTCAGCGGTAATAGCATTCTCTTCCTGTTCTCTAATACGGTTTTCTATGTCTCTGAACATAACTTCAATCGGACTTTCGTACATTCTCAACACCCCTTTCTCGCTCAAGTACGTCTAACCTTGCTCGAAGTACATACACCCCTGCTCGCTTGTCCTCATATTGTCTGAACGTGATATAGTCGGATATCCTGTCACCCATATTGTGCCGTGTTTCAAACTTCCTCCGTTCTATACAACGATCTAAGCCAAGTAGTTCGACTTCGTGCATAGGGATTAAATACTCAAACTCAAGGTGCCTGACATTGTGTCGCTCTTCCTTGATAACAGGAATAGGCATTGTTGCTATTTCATGCTCATTCTTCCTATCAGGGAAACACCTGTAATACAGTTTTTCTACTAATCGCTTAATCATTGTTTGCCTCCAAAAAGCCATATATATCCATCTGTGCCGTTTCTCGTTTCAACCTGTCTTTCGCCTGTTCATAATAGACCTCATCAATCTCAAACCCCACATAATCAAGGTGCATCTCATGACAAGCAATAAGCGAAGATGCAGACCCTACATGAGTGTCGAGTATCTTGTCGCCAGGATTAGCGTATTTAGACAAGACCCATTTATATAACGCAACAGGCTTTTGTGTAGGATGAATTCTGAATTCTTTGTTTGCCATATCCTCTTGAATAAATCCGTCCCACCTGAAATTAAACATTCTTACTGCTGAATTAAATGAAGTCCATGCTAATTCAGCGTCAGCATATGTCGTCCCAGGAGCACGCTTTTTATTCCAAACAAGCCAACATTGAGAATCTTTTCCTATTTCTTTTACAAAGTAATTCCCCCCCCATATCACAGAATTTTTTGACACTCTAAAAAGTTCGTCAAAGTATTCTTTTGTAGGCTTATTCTGCCCCCATAATCCCAAGTGATAGTTTTTCATATCAGCTTTTTTGTCGTTAATTCTTCCTTTATTTTGCATATAACCGCCTTGTGTTACATCGCCGTAAGGTGGATCTACGATAGCCAAGTCGAAGTAGTTATCAGGGAACTGTTTCATACCTTCCATGCAGTCCATATTGTAAAAACCAAAATCCAACATATTTACTCACCTACCATCATAATGAAGTTATAACTTCATACTGCATCCTCTATTAAGATAATTATGTACCCGTTCTCTGTCCACTTCTTTTCCGCTACTAACTGAACTATCAAGGCATCGTCCTTAAGGAAACTCATTTCAGTTAAACAGTCCAACATCAACTTGAGCATATTATCCAAATCAGGTCGGGTGTCTTTCCACCCTTTCCTGATCTTTCTCTTATCCTTAGTCGGAATGCCCAGCTTGACTGTCAGCCTTACGGGTGTCTCTATCGGTTCGTCAGGAACGTACTTTTTCATTGCCCACTCGATAGTACGTCTGGCTTGAGTGACTTCGTGTTTCTCGTAAAAGAACGGTCTACCGTGAACTACTCTTACACCCTTCTGCTGTGCCGTAATCGTAGGAGGGTCAATATCCAAAAGCATCATTATTTCCATAGCCACCTCAGAACTCGAACGGCAATCCCATATCCTCTAAGTCATCTGTACTGATCTGTGATATATCGGGCTGTTGTGCGATTTCGTGAGCCTCTTCTGTTATAGGGTTTCTCATTTCCTTTGTCTTAAAGTCAAGGATATCGAAGTCCTGTACAACGATCTCGTAATCAATCCTCTTGTTACCGCTATTATCGGTATATTCGCTTGTTACAAGGCTACCGCTAATAGATACCTTCGCTCCCTTATAAGAGTGATTGACTAACGCCTCAGCACCCTTGCCCCATATTACGCAAGTGAAATAGTCACTCTCGTTCCTCTTAAGCCTCCTGTCTACCGCTATGCGGAAACGGCAATACTGACTGTTAGCCGTTTTCTTAAGGTTCAAATCCTGTACTACTCTTCCTGTCATTACTACACTGTTCATATCATTTCTCCTTTGGGTGTCTTATTGTAAGATAGGGTTTCTTGCCGTTGATCCTAACTTCTACATCTTCCGTAAATTCCTTGTACAACTTCGGGTGCTTTGCCTTGAACGCCTCGGAATCGAAAACTGTCTTGTAGTCAATTCTCGGCTCTACGGCAGGGACCGCTGTTATACTGATACCGCTTTTCGTTTTCCATGAGCGGATGCCGTTATCAAGCATTGCCTGTAACAACTTCGCTTTCTCGCTCTCGTAGGCTTTCTCTACCTCTTTGAATAAGAAAAGCTGTTCTTCAAGCCTCAGCATCTTGTTAGAGATATCCTGTACCGCTACGGGCAATAAGTCCTCTTCCGTAAGTGTCGGATTTGCCTTGACCTGTTCCAAATCAATCAGGAACTTTTCTACGGCTGCCATTATCTCATTAACCTTGTCCGTATAGTCCTCTAACTTGATCTTGTAAACAATGAGCCTGTTTTCGTCAAACTCAGTGTCCATATCGTCAGGGCGGTCATAGATAGCAAGCATTCCGTTCTTTCTTCCGTTCATGTGCATATAGTAAAGCAACTGAACCAAATAGTCAGGATAGGAAGATACAGGATAAGCAAAGTCCTCAATGCTTGTTGTCTTAATCTCAAGTATCGTGCTTCTTGTCTCCCCGTCCGTGTGGCATCTACAAGAGATATCCTCGCACTCTACACCGTTAATATACAGCGGGTGAAAGTGCTTACCCTCGACAAAGTTCTTCTTGTACTCACGGTTGATATACTCTCTGATCTTAGGTTCAAGGGTGTTCCCAAATTCCGTATAGGCATTCCCCTTAAAGTCATTTTCTCTCAGTCCTGCCTTTTCCATGAGCAAATCAAATCTCTTCTTAAAGGGGCTGATATTCATAATCGCAGGGATATCCGAGCCTCCTAAAAATTTCTCTCTGTTCTGATTTACGCTGTCTTGCATATCATTCCTCCACAAACTCAAATTGAAGTCCTAAATATCTTCCGTTGCCGTTGTTCATTACCATTGATAATTGACTAACACTTGGGTTTGTTGTTAGCCCCAATACTTGCAATCGCCTTTGCATTGCATGGATGCTCTCTTCTTCAATCCCGAGGGTTGCACACCGAATGCGTTTACGGTTTGTTATTGCCCCTCCGCTTATCACTTGCAGCCCTGTCGCATAGGCGTGTTTTTGATTTTCACTTGACGTAACCCACTCAAGGTTGCTCACAGCATTATTAAGTTTGTTCCCGTCAATATGATTGACTTCAGGCTTGTTTTCGGGGTTGGGTATGAATGCCATTGCAACCAACCTGTGAGTTCTTACATACTTATACTTGCATTTCTCGTCAACTAAAGCGGTTTCATAATATCCGTCTTTGGTAAGTTTATTCTTTAGAATTTTTGCATATTTTCTGTGTTGCTTAGGGAAACTGCAAACTCTACCTAAACTTGAGACGGCATAACGATCTTCATACCCTTGTATAGGTTCCCATACTTCTCGATCTACACTTACAGTGTCTTGCATTATGCGTTTGCCTCCTTGTTAATGCTACCTGTTGCCATTCCCTGAGCAAGTGCCAAAGCGTCCATAAAGTCATCAGCCGTGCTGCTCTTGTTAAGATTGCACATGTGCCCTACTTCACGAATATTAACACCGTTGGCAGAACAATAGTCGATAAACATCTGTCTTGCCTCGTCCTTAGTCATTTCAGGAATGTCAGCCGTAGGCTTTGTAGGTGCTGTCTCCGCAATAGTTTTCTTTGCAGGGGCTTTCTTAACAGGCTTTGCCTCAGGCTTAGTCCCGTATGTGTAGACTACTTCCTTAGTTCTTGCATTGGCAATAGACAGATAAATGATCTTTCTGTCCTTGACCGTCATTTCCGTTACAATGAACCCAACCTTAGGCTGATTTTTGTCGTTCTTCTCGTACTTGTCTGACGGTATCCAAATGAACGGGGCTGTGTACAGTTCTCTACCGATACCCCAGTTGAAGCAAGCTCTCTTGAAACTGTCAGACGCAAGCCCCTTTTCAGCCTCAGTATTGCTCTCTGTTCCTGTATCCTCTTTCTCGATCCACTGCTTCTTATCATCGTCCCAAATGGAAACAATACAGTTAGCATTATCTCTTGTGTGCTTTCTCTGCCAATTCATAGCACCTACGCTTTCGTCAAGGATATTCATATCGCATCTGGCATCCTTGTAAAGCAACAGTGTGCACCCGTTCGGTCTACACATCCCTACTCGGCAGTCAATCTCGTCTGCCCTTAACTCTCTGAACTCAAGTTTCATTAGTTGTCCTCCTCTTCGATGATAGGCAAATTAAGTGCCTTGCTGATCTTGATTGCTGCCTCTACGGGCATCTTCCGCTGTCCCTGTACCCAACGCCATAATGTCTGCGGATTGATACCCGTCTTATTAGCCAACCACCGCTGACTTATGCCGTTGTCCTCCAGGTGCTTCTTAACTCTTTCGTGAAACTGCATCTGATTTCCTCCTTCCTTTTGTTTCTCTTCCATTGCAAGGTACGGTTCTCATACTTTCACCGCATACCTTGAAATACTTACAGCCTCTACATGGATAAATCGCCATTCTGTATTCCCTCCAATCTATGAACTACCATTATTGTACATTTACATTATCCGTCTGTCAATACTAAAATTCACAATGTCAATATTAAGGCAAAATTATAACCCCCGTAGGTTCATCCGTGGAGGGAAGTAATCGGGGGTTATAAATCAATTATTGGGCAATAGGATATTACCAAAAGAAGAGGGGACCGTCAAGCCCCCTCTTCCGTCAAATCTGAGACATTATATGTTCATACAGGCGCTCGTCATTCTCGGCTATTATAGTCATCAATTCGTCCATGACTCGCCACACACTTTCTGCGGACTTGCCTTTAATGGCTTTTAAAAACTCACTATCGCCACATACTTGTATTATCACTTCGCCTATTTCCTCGGCATTCGGCTTTCCGTACAGATGATCGTATATCGTATACATTGTGGCTAACCTTTGACAGTCACGGTAATTTGACACGTTCTCTTCGCACTTAGCGATTGCCTCCGATAACTCACGCTTGTTAATCATACTATGCCTCACTCTTTCTCCATTTCGTCCATTGCCTTTTGGATAGCCATTCTGACGTTAGGGTCGGTCGCCATTCCCATAAGTTCCTGTAACTGCATTCTGGCATTTTCTTTGCCCTCGTCACGGGAATAGCCACGCCTGTATCCGTCACGGTTGCTGTAACGGTAGGAATTACCGCCACGGGAATATCTACCCATACTGTCACGCCTTGCGTTTCTGCCTCTACCACGGGCATAAGATGAACCGCCATCATAAGAGTAGTCGTCGTAATCATCATTGCCGTATGCTTCTTCCATAGCGCAAATAGTGTCGATAGACTTAATGGAATGAGTCAGTTTGTCTACCATATCCAGGAGCGAAGGTGTAAGTTCGCCCTTGTGGGATATCTTGTCAAGTTCACTACTGAGCATTTCCCTCAGCTCATACATTGCTTTACCCATACATTATCTCCTTTCTTAAGCAATTCTCGATATTACAAGGTTGCCGTTCTGAACATTGATAGTAGGTGTCGGGACTGTTGCAGGATCATCTGTCGTAGCGTCCACATACTCTACCGCAACATTGAAGCAGCATCCCTTAGGCACGGTAATAATTGCCGTGCTTGTTACGTTGCCGTAAACATCGACAGCTGCAGGTGTGAAGATTGCTCTACTTCCCTGTCTCTGTTCTCCATTTACGGTAATAGCGGTTGCAATAGGTGTTACCGCACCGCCTGTGGGGATTGAGATATTGCCGTTGAATGTCACCTGATAACGGGCAAAACAACCGCAAGCGTTATTGACAATACCACGAAGTATAAAATTCCCTGTCCCGTTTTCGTGACAGACGTAGCCACGGCTACAAGGAATAGAACTGTCGAACGTAATAGGCGTATTAAGTGCTACGCTCTCTATTGCGTCTCTCTGAAAATACTCTGCCATATTATCACCGCCTTATCAGAACGCACCGCATCCGCAACCCATGTTATTGTTGCAAGTGAAGATAGGCTGTTCGCCATATACAGGAACCGTACCAACAGGGCACTGATTGAGGCGGTTGTAAATGCCGTCAATGATCGTGCTGTTCTGAGCAATCTGTGAAGCCTGTCCACGGGCGTAAAGAACTTCCTGTCTAAGCTGGCTGATCTCGTCATTCTTTGCGTCGATCTTGTCCTGGCAAAGCTGATCTTTGATAGACTGAATGCCACCGTTGATTGTTGTAAGAAGTGCCTGTGTGTTCTGAGCATCGGCTGTTCTTGTAGCGCAAGCCTCTCTTGCAATGTCCGCACTGAGGTTAGCTGTCGCAAGACGGTTCTCACAGCAACAATTAGCAAGCTGTGACTGTATACCTGTCAGTCCTGCCGTGATTGCTGTCTGTGAAGCAAACGACCTCTCAAGGTCATTCTGTGCTCTGTTGCAAGCAGCTACCTCAGCACTTGAGAACCCGTTAGTAATTGCAGACTGAATGCCATTAAGCTGTCCTGTAATGCCCAAAGTGTCAAATCGGCTATTGACGTTGGCATCTGTGTTGGTAGCGAACAGATAGTTAGGAACAAATCCATTGCCCCCGTTACCAAATCCGCCATTGTTGCCCCAACCGCCATTACCGATAAGAGCAAGGAAGAGGATTAAGAACCAGATACCGTCACCGCCCCAACCGAAGCCGTCACTACCTCTGTTGTTTCCACATACCGCAGCTATGTCCGCCGCGCTCATGTCATTGGTCGTCAAACTCATGTGTTAAATCTCCTTTTCGTGATTATTTATTTTCAGTTCTTGCAAGAAAAAGAAAAACTAAGTAAAATAAAAGTGCTTGCTACATAATAGCAACGACAACTCCTGTGAAGTTCCCCTGAGGTTTGCATCACCTTCCCCTCAGGGGATTACTTTTTCCCTATCGCATCATCCGTTGTAACTGTTCGGCTGTGTTCATCAATTCGTTGAACCGCTGTTGGCTTAACTGACCGCTGTTAAGCATCTGTTGTACCTGTTGTTTAGGATCACCGCTAAACATACTTCTGAACTGTTTATACTGTTGGATAAGGTTGTTATTCATCGGCACATTGCCAAACGTGTTAAACAGCGGACTCGGCATCTTTCACACTTCCCTTCTTAGCTGTGGGCTTTGTCTGTATCTCAGACAGCCGTTTCTCGAACTCTTCACGGGTAACATAATCAGGTGTTTCTATTACCGCATTGTGAGGGGTATTGTTTGCCGTGATCTCGCTATACTCGAATATGCGAAGAGGCATAGGCATACCGCTGTTGTCGGTACTCTTGATATAAAACCTACTCTGTTCGCTGTCCATTAGTAACGCTGTCTGTCCTGCTCCTACCAAATAGGACTTAGCACCGCTTTCGCCCTGAACCCAAATAAGAGAATTAGTAGGGGCTGTCGGTTGCTGATACTGAGGCATTACGCCACCGTAAGGGGAAAAAAAGTTATAAGCCATAATTAAGCCTCCTTTTGCCAATAATAAAGGACTACTTCTTCGCCACTATCCCATGTGTCGTAGTAATCTCCGTCAATTACAACTACAACGTGATTTTGGCAAGCAAGGATAAATACTCCATGTGGGTTCATATTCGAGAACTTTTCTACCGTAGTACACTGAGGACAAATACTGGGGATAGCGTATTGCTCGAAGCCGTGTTCCCTGAGATACATCCCCCAAACGTAATTGGCTGACGGCATATCGTACAGTCTCAAGCCCTGACAGCATAAGCCAATGTAGGTCGTTTCCCACTCTTGAGATAAAGCCTTGCTAATGGCTCTGACAGTACAATCGCCTACCCTCATGTTCTTAGGGTTTAAATTTAAGGGAATATATGCCATAGAGTACCTCCTTGCCCTTAAATTGTCGCAAAATAAAAGCACCCGTAAAATGAATTACGAGTGCCTATTAAGTGCCAATTTAGTGCCTTTATATGTGCTTGAATAGGATCATTTCACATTTCGAGACTATCCGTTTTACCTGACGTACCGATATGTCAAACTCGTCTGCCAAAGGTTCAAAGCATATTCCGTCTATCAATCTTCTTTTTAGAATTGCACGGTCACGCTCTGAATGTATCCAAGCATCTATCGCTTGCTCTATCTGTTCGTTTGTTACGTCATCAAGGTCAAGCATTTATCTACGTCTCACTCTGCGTCTGCGCCTACGTCTCCGATGTGTCACTGTTACTGTCGCTGACATTGTTGATAACACCGTCCTCCCCTATGTAGTTAGCATTACTGCCGTCATCCGCATCAAGTGCGACCTGGTACTCATCGGTAACTGTCTCTGTTTCAACATAATAGTTATTCCATGCTATAAGCCACATCCCGTTTGTAACGACCAACAGGATAATGAGCAATATAATAATGATATTGCGCCACTTATCGTTACGTTCATCTTTGGACTGCATTCTCTCGAATGCGTACCTACTCATTACGATATTGTCATTATTCTCGCTCATACGCACCTCCAAGGCTGTTAAAGGTCTTATTGTGCCTGCATATCCTAATTATATCAACTAATGTTGTATGACGCTACAAGTATGTTAAACTCCTGACTGTTGGCAAATCCCTCAAAGACAGATTTACGGTCCTTGCCGTTCTTAAGAGTAGATACCCAGAACTGAAAGCCTACCGCATCGGGCTGTCTGCCTAACATAGCCAAATACAGCTTAGTAACGTATGTCTCATTGCTCAAGTTTTGAGACAGTAATTCTTTAGAAAAGAAGAACCCATAGGCAACCTGAGACGGTGTATTCTTCTTATTGGCTATTCTCTCTACCCAATAGTTTAGTCCCTCTTTATCGGGGGTGCGGTTAAGAACTATCCCGTAGAACCGTCTTACAAACTCTGTGATCTTATCCAAATTAACAGCTTTAGATCCACGGGATACATTAACAGCCGTGTGGCTCTTGTCGTTTAATAGGATATCTCCAGGAAGCAAGTATTCATCCGATTTCAGATACTTCTTATCTGTAAGAACCTCGAACCCTGCTTTCTTGAGTTCTGATCTCATATAGTTGGTAGTAGTTATCGGGACATTCTGTAATTCCTTAATGCCTAAGCGATAGCCTATGCCCTTGACGTTAGACATAACACCTGCGGAACAGTCAGCCTCGCAAGCGGTCGTTATGTTCTTCGGGATATAGTGTGCCTTAACTAATGCGTCCCAATAGGTGTTCCTTTGCCATTGGTCGTAGCCTACCATATCGTTGTTTGCAGCCTCGGTAGACATTTCCGTAAGTAAATTCCTTACGTCAGCGTTGGGGTGTCTTAAAACGCAATTCCAAGGGCGATTATACCAAGTGCGTATGCGCCACTCACCACCTGTTTGATCTCCTGCTTTGCCACTGTGGTACTTGCCGTTTTCATCTGAACCGCTGTTAGATATCATTTGTCCGCTTTCCCTTCTCTCAGTTCGTCTATGCGCATGAACGCTGTCTGCATATCACGCTCAATAACAGATACTCTCTTGTCTATCTCGCTTAGTGACGTGCTCAAGGCTTTGATATCCGTCCGTGTCTCATTTGTAGTAGCACATACGGTATCCAACTTCATATTGGCTTTGAGTAGCCCCTCGTTGATATGATTAAGGCGTGTCTCTCGCTCTTCTACGCCTTGCTTAATGGACTTGTTGTTGTTATTGAAAGTAGTAATCAATAACACAGCAAGAGAAACAGCGGATATGCCCCAAGGTATCAAGTTCCACGGGTTCATTCGTTCACCTCAGGCAGTCCCGTTGCGATTGAAGTAAGAACTGACAGGATACCGCTAAGAACGCTCGCACTGATAACAAGCCCCCAATTCACGTCTGTAAGAACAGCACTTGTACCGATAGTAGCCACCGCTGTCTGCGCTACTGTCCTGAGTGCTCTTATACCTGCGCTGTACCAAAACTTCTTTGTCATTGTCCGATACCTCCTTATGAGAATGTAAGTGTTGCCCCTGTGTTACCCATTGCAGCAACAACTGAGTTGTTAGCAAAAGAAGCGGCATTAGTCATTTGTACTCTTACATGAACGCCACACGTTGTTTTTGTATATGATACTGTACCTAATGATTGTAGCGTTACATTATTAGCAAGGTAACTGCCACCGTCAGCGTGTCTTATTATCCAATTTCCGCTAACGTCTATATCCGTATTTGCAATATTACTTGCTATTGGCTTAGGCAAAGGGATAAAGAAACGAAGGTCCTTTTGAGAACCTGTAAGAATACCTGAACAAATCACATAGTACACATTAACGGTGTCTCCCTTGTTGTATGTCAGTTCCGTCTTTGATGCTGTCAGGCTGTCTATCAAATCCATGTTGGTATTCTGAACGCCAATGTCGTACAGTTCGGATAAGTCGGGCTTTGTTAAGCCATAATTAGGGGTTGTTGTTGCCATTGTTTTTCCTCCTTACGATGTATACTTGAACTTAAAGTAGTTTATGTGTCCGTCAAAGTAGTATGTACCGCCTGTGCCTTTCCAACCGCCTACATGAAGTATAGCCCTGTCGCCTACTTCCATGTTATCCAAGGCTCTTGTTATCGTAAGCGTGTTGATTAAAACATCGTCTACATAAAAGGCGATACTCAGCCCTGTCTTAACGATCTTGACTTCCTTATCCATTATAGTACAGGGGAATACCTGATTGTGCGCTCCCGTGATATTACCCGTCCTGTATATATACAGTCCTGTCGGTCGGATACCTACCTCGATAAAACAGTTACGGCTACCAGACTGAGGATTAGGGTTAATTCCTATCGCCCCTATTGTAGTGCCGTTCTCGGCTGTCTTATCAGTATTGCCACTGATAACCATTTCCCAATCCTTAGGGGCGTTCGTATCGCTGAATATGTCAAAACTGTCGTCTCTTATCCAAGTGGCAAGCGTACCGTCACAATCATAGTTATACAACTCATAATCCCACTCAGAAGGAACGTCTACGCCCTCGATGAAACCGTGATACAGCGAACCATGAGTATAGTACCCTAACTCTTCGTGAGTGCATACAGCAAGCGTAGAATGCCTATGATAATAGAGCGTAATTCCCTCTTGCAGTTTGTCGTATGCGTCCTGACAGGCTTGTTCAATACTGTTAAGTTCCAGAGCATCCCATACAGGCTGTCCTGCAACCGCATTAGAACGGAATGCGAAGTCATCATCCCTCTTGATGTAAGAGAACAACAAACGCTTTGCCAATTCAGAACAGTCGTCATGTTCCTGATAGGTCAAATAGTCATTTATTGTCTTAGAACTAAGCGTAGGGTTAAAGTCCCAAGTAAAAGCCGTGAACTGATTTTTGAGATAGTCAAGGTTGTCGATTATACGGTTATAGTGCACATAATCGAAAAAGTCACCGTTAGCCCAATCGGTTTTCGTATAAGTCCAAGCCATTAACCTAACCTCCGCATCGTGATCTCACCCCATAGTCCAGGGTAAGAAAACTTTAAGCCTGTTACTACACATTTTACATCACTCTCGAACTGTGTGTCGAGGTAGATTACATCACCCAATTCAATGTTCCAATCCTGCGCCCACTGTGCGTTATAAACTTCCCTACGCTCATATGCTGTTTTTACATTGTCTATAATAGCCTGTACCTGCTCGTCAGTAGTAACCAAAGGATTGTCTATATAACACTCCTCACCATTATCATTGACGGTTTCGGAAACAGTCTCTATCATTTCTTGCGCCCAAATAGCAAAATCACCTGTAAATGTCCCTGACTGCACATCAACACCAAAAAAAGCAATAATGCTTACATTGTCTTTATCAATAACAGTATTCCAATATTGAGGCAGTACAGTTGATCCGTCATCCAATGCAACCCCTGAAACCCAATCGTTAGTAATAGTGCAATATTGCCTACTCCATTCAGGCAAAGTAAATATAACGCGGCGCTTACTATCATCAGCCTTTGCGGTTACTGTTGTATGTTTGGTCTCGGAAGATACATAATAACGATACTTAGCAATTTTGATTGTGCCAAGTAACGGTTTTTTCTCTATCGTTGCGTAAGTGTCTTTAAGGTCTCTTGCACTTATCTTATAGTAGAAAGATGGGTTAGGAATATCATTCATAGGCATAGCAAATAGCTCTTGCGTAGGGTAATATGTCTTGTTGTACAATATCATTGCGCCCACGCTATTAGCCCTAAGTTGTTTTAATTCACCCTGCCATGTTCTTTCCGCCATCCCTGCCGTTGTATTTATGTTGTGAGATAAATACCAATTACCATCCCATGCGCTTTTCTCCGCTAAGTCAGTATCAGCTACCGCACTATTACTTATCCCTTGAATGTAGTCAGTTGTCGTATCTGTCTGTAATTCAGTGTTAAAATCTATGGTAAGTTGATGTTTAGCGTAAGATACTTCGCTTGTTGAATACAACGTCAAAGTCCTGAGATATGCTCCTTCTACCCCGATAAAATGATTTAATTGCATGCCATTAACAAAATCATCATAATAACCATCAGGATTTGTAGGGTCGAATATACTATTCTCGTCATATATGGTAACTCTCATTTCCTGAGACGGTACACTTAACGAAAGCAAGTCAACTTCCTGATTGTATTCGATCTTGACTATATCAGCCGTTTCAAATGTAAAGTAGAAGTCCGAAGGCGAAAAACAACCGCACAATAACAACCTATCGCCTGACGGGATTGTATAAGACACTTTCATAGCCTTATACGTTGCAGAATCCCAAGAAGGGAAAAGGGTTTTATAATCTACGTCAGCAATACACTCTTCAACATAATTATCCAAGTGAACATTTACATATGCGGTATCAATAACATTTGCTGTTAAATTCACCGCATCTAATGCCTCAATCTTCAAATCAATGTCCTTTAAGTTCCAAAAAAGGAATTTGAACGCTGTTCTTCCGTTCGCTGAGATTGAAGGCGTTATCAAACACAATACCTGTTCTGTGCCATCAGAAACTATGGATTCTGAGGCGGAATTATTAGGGCATGTGGTAAGGTACTGACCGCTATCATTATTCAACAAACACCTTGCATCCCCTAATCTAAACCCATTCCCGTTAAGTTGATTGGCATAAGCATAACACTTTCCACCTATATTTTGAGGCAATGCGCTTGTATTGGATTGACGCCATGACGAATTATATGTCTGTGCCGAACTGCCCCCCTTAGAGAAGTTCAACTTAACATCAATCTGAGGACGGACAAGTTCATCCATAGCGTCCTGCCAAAACTTTCTTAAATGCGCACCAATCATTAGTTGTTTACCTCGCCACAATCAATTACGTTTGCCCTACAATCCTTGTAGAACTTCGGCTTGCCCGTAACAGGGTTTACAAAGTACGGTGTAGCCTCCCTGTCGCCTATGTAGAACTTATGCGTCTGCCAACTGTTAGTTACCATATCCATATAAGTGAACTGAAAGTAAAAGTTAGCATCGAAGAACTGTAAGATAGTTGACCATTCTTCGGGTGACATAGCTGCCCACGTCATCTGTACCTTACTCTGATCTCGACCGATCTTTTGCGCTCGAAGCACTCCGTCAGCCGTTCGAGCACTGTCAACAAGTGTTACTCTCTGTTGCGTACCACTCTCCAACTTAGGCATCGGAACGTCTAAGTTATTGAGTGAAGCAAACTTGCCTTTTACATAGATACTCATGCAAACGCACCTCCACCTACATTATAACCGATTGAACGTCTTACTTTCTCCTGATTTTGATAAATCTCTCTACCGTCAAGCGTGACGTGTACCTGTATCGGTCTATCGTTGTTGTCATACATCGTTGCACCGGACATTCCGACTACAAGCCTACTTGCCAACATATCCATCCATTCAGTGTTGTTCTCAAGCGGTATTACAGCCTCACGTCCTGCCTCACCGACAAGTGCTGTTGTAGGGCTTGTTACTAAGCCACCCTGAGCCATTGCAGGTATTCTCGGGACCGATATATCGGATGACTTAGGGAAGTTAAATCTGATAGTCCCTCCACCAAACTCTTTAGGCAATGACAGCGTATAACCACCGATCTTGTTGCTCAAGTTGGTAAAGGCGGCGTTCATTCCGTTAGCGATCAACTCACCTGCTGTCAGAATGCTGTTACCGATAGGAATGATGTTATTCTTAACGTCTCTCCACAGCCCTGTTGCATTGCCTACGAAGTCCTGAGACTTGAGGTCATTTACAACTCCCATGAACCCGTTTACCATTGCGTCCTTGAACGTAGACAAAGGACTTGTCAGGTCATTAGTAGAGTTCTTAATAGCGTCAGGTGCTTGTTTCCTGATATCGGATACAGGCGCATTCAGATCCTTATTTGTGTCCTTATAGGAATTGACTATCTTATTCTTAAGATTAGTCAAAGGCGTTGCTATGTCGGTTATAGTACCGTTGATAGCATTAGTGCCACGCTTACGGATATTCGTTATAGGCGTGTTAAGTTCCGTGTTGGTATTCTTGAACGCTGTAACGATCTTGTTCTTGACGTTATCCAAAGGTGTTGTCAGTTCGGTATTCGTGTCCTTGATAGCTCCGACTGCATCTTTCTTAATGTCCTTGAACGTGCCTGTAACACTACTCTTAAGAGTAGACAGGGGCGTTACAAGTGCCGTATTCATACCATTTACGCCATTAACAAAGTTAGTCTTAGTATCGTTGATAGCCCTCGAAGCACTATCCTTAGCACCGTTAAACGTATTCTTGAAGTTAGTAAGAGGACTTACTATATCCTCAGACATTGTTGTAACGGCTGTGTCAAGCGTACCTGTTTCGCCTGTTAATGCCTTAGCACTGTCCTTAGCATTATCAAGGGCTGTCTTATATCCGTTCCACGACTTAGTAGCGGTCTTAACGGTCCTTGAACCGCCCTTAATAGAACTGTCCGTCTTATCAAGGATAGACTGTAACAGTTCCATATCCTCAGTAGACAGCGTAACGCCTGACGGCAAGCCAAGTGTTCCATTTGCAATGCCCTGCAACTGATTTGTTGTAAGTCCTGACAGTCCTGTTCTCTCAAGGAAGTCATTTATGAACTGATTTGTGAACAGTCCACCTTCCATAGCATTGTAGCCGTAGCCCAATCCGACATGGGTTGTCCAAGCGTTGAAGTCCTCGCCCATATCCTCAAGAACGTGAGACATATTCTCTGCCCACAATTCCGTTGAGTCATTGGACGAAGTATATCCGCTGAATAATGACGGACCGAATAGTCCTCCACCAAACAATGCTGAGGTAAACTTATCGAAAATTGAACCTGAACCCGCATGTCCCTGACCTGCATAATATTCAAGCAAGTGTGAAGCGTCCTGGAAGAGTGCGCCTGGTATACTCGTAATGTCGCCTGACAGGATAGCATCAAACAACTGTCCCTGATAAGTACCGCCCTCACTATACAACTGATCTTGCAGGTCTACCCATTCGCCTGTATGCCAATCGTAATAACCGTTATTCAAGGCTATGGAGATATTCTTACCGATATCAAAGCCCCACTCTTGAGTCATATCGAATGTGAAGTTGGCAGCCGCATTAAACAGTGTGTTAATGTTGTCCCAAATTTCGTCCCACGGGATCTCGGCTACCGCTTTCTTAAAGCCTCTTCCCATTGCTGATGCAACGTCCGACCACTCGATCTTGTCTATGGTATCTACAAACGTAGTTGATAACCAATGCAAGAGTGAACCTGCGGTCGTCAGGGTATTGTATATCGTATCTTCCCAATCTATGCCATTGAAGAACCCTGCGATATCGGTAGAGATATCGTCAGACAGTTTCATATTAGTAAATACTGTCTTGAGCGTAGTAAGGACACCGTTGTACAGTCCACTTGCGGTAGACCCTAACTCTTCACCGTTAATAGCCTCAAAATAGCCCTCAAGGAAGTCATTTATACCAAGTCCTGCACCTTCCCAATTAAACCCATAGGCAAAGCCAAAGGCAAAGTCGATGATCTTCTGTACCTTTGTGCCCATTAAGTCACCTAAGTCATATTCGTCTATGTTGCTTATGCAATCATTAAGGAAATTGGCAAGTCCCCAACCATAGAAAGTAGTGTCAAGTCTGTCTAACAGTCCACGGCTAAGGTCTACTATATCGTTTACCTTATCCGTCAGGTCATACGCCAAAGCCGTACCGTCAATACTCTTGATAGCATCGTCTATCTTATCGCCAAGTATTTCACCTGCACCGTACCAATCACCGTTAGCGATAGCGTCCTTGAAGTCGTCTACCCAAGTAGCGAACGACCTATCAAGTTCCTTTTCCTCGAACATACGGGAATAGTCAAGCGCATCTGCACCACGACCACCACTGTTATCATCAAGGACGTGAAGTTCGTCAAACTCTAACAGGTAGTCCTTAGCCGCCTTAGCACTGTTCTTTGTTTCCTCAGCATACTCTGCAGGATACTTAAGAGCCTTAGTCCACTGACTCTTACCTGTCAGTTTTGCCATAAGCTGATTAACGACGTTAATCATGTCAACGATCCTGTCGGTTGCGTAATCAACGGCAGGTGCCAACTTTTCTATAAGCGGACTTGCAGCCGCACCGATACTGTTCCTGAGATACAGTAAGTCAGTTGCCAACAAGTCCATAGCGGGGGCAAACTTAGTACCTACCGCCTGTGAATAGTAATACAGGTTTTGAGTACCGATCTTGAACCCCTCGGTTATGTTCTTGATGAATGTACGGATAGCACGGTAGAACGCAATCCTCTTAAGCGAACTAAAGAGGTTATCCATTTTCTTTTTGACGCCGCCTATTGTGGATCCTAACCCTCTAAACGGCAAGACATAATTCGCTCCCCTTGCTAATGCACCTAAGCTACGCCAAGTCTTTTCGAGCGCCTTAAGAGCACCATTAAAACGGTTCACCTGTGGCGTAGCGGTTGCTGAGTTCTTAGATACCCTAACAAGCGCGCCGATCATAAGGTTCGACGGTATAGACTTGAAACTATCCGCCAATCTTGCCATTGTAGCAACAAGAGGTTGCATAGCAGTAGCGGCAAGTCTCGACTGAACCGCCAACTTTTGCATGTCTATCTTATTGAGATTATCCGCAAATGCAGACATGTTAGGGAAACGCATTTTCAATTCTGATAACGGCTGTAATGCTGTTACGAACTGCTTTGTTTGCTCTGTAAGTTTTGTTGTATCGGTCTTGCCCAGCACCTCAGCAACGGCTCCAAGTCTTTCGCCTAAGTCCTTAGGTATGCTGGGCTTCTTAATATCTGACAGTGAGTTTAATGCGGGGGCAAATGCGCTTAATTTTTCTATTGAGGAAGTATCAACACCTTTAAGGCTGTTACCGATACCTGAAAGCGCAGCCCCCATATATGCCAACGCATTGACTTGCGACTTGCCGAACTTGATCTTACCCATGCTTTCCTGGGCATTCCCCCATGCTGTAAGAGCATTGGCAAACTGAGTCAGCTTTGAAATTGAAGAAGGAACGGTGCCTTTAAGAGTATTAGAAAAGCGGACTAACTCTTGAGACATTTTCTCAAGTTTAGCCGCTCTCCCTTTTGTATATTGAAGTCCCCTAATAGCGCTACTAAGTTTTTCAAGGCTTTGTGTAGCGTTACTTGAGGTTGTCTGTATCTTTAACTCTAAGCCTCTGACTTCTAAGTTATCAGCCATTGTTAGCACTCTCCTTTTTAGCGTTCTTAGCCTCGAATGCCTTTTGCCACGACTTTAACTGTTCAATTCGTGCCGCTACCTCAGCTTTCTTCTCGGCTTCGATCTCTTTTTCCGTTTTCGGAATAACCCTGTACGGGGACTTACGGTAGTCGTTGTGTTTATGCTTCCCAGCCATCCCTGCACTAAAGTTAGAAAGTGCTGTGCTCATAGCCTCAAAAAAGTATTGCCCTTGTAGCCACATATTATCACTTCGCTGTTGCGTTCTCAATATTTCAGCTTTGTGATAAGCCCTTGCCAACATAGGGTCCCCCTCCCAATACTCAGCATAGGACATTCCTATGCTGAGGTAGTAAGGGAATTGTTCATCAAATATTGATGATAGCCGTTGTGACGGCAAATCCGTAGGACTTACAGTTTCACCGTCACATTGGCGTTTTTTGGCGTACCCTCGTTGATAAGTGAAGTGTACGTCAGGGTGTAAAGCAATACCAACTTGCTGATAAACTCGTTGGAAAGTCCACCAAGGTCGTCATAGAGTATCTTGTTAGTAAGGTCCCTACTCATACCCCTGTGGTGCATCTGGAACGCATAGTAGAAAAGTTCCTCGATATTCGTCATCGGGAATGAGTAAAGGTTACTATTCTCGCTGAAAATATCCATTTTGAAACCGTTGCGCTCCGCCATTTTGATAACGGCTCGATTGAACTCAAGGGTGTACTCTGTGCCTGTGTCGCCAAAGGAAATAACGATAGGTGTTACTTCGGGCTGTTCCTTAATGCTACTTACATTTGCTGTGTTCTCTGACATAGTTATTACCTCACTTTATCTTATAGGGTTGTATCATCATTATTGATTATGTGGACGCAGCTGCGAAGCCTGCAACCTGATTGGCTGTGATATAGCCTGTTGCCTCAAGTACGCTGTCTACGGAACGCTCATTAGATACCCAATCAGAAGGGATACCTGCGAAGTAGAAACTGTCAAGTCCACCAGGGAATGTCTCTTCAATCCAAAGAGCCTTGCCGTCAGCCTCGGCTGTCTCATAAGCGGATACCATAGCCGCCCATGCTGTACGGTTCTCGTCTGTATCGTTGAAAAGATACTCTCTTGAGCCACCGCCTACGTCCTGTACACCAGGAACGTATCTGTGGAACTTATCGGACAGGTCAGTTACCTGAAGGTTGTTGGGAGCGTCCGCTGTTGCGGGTTCGGACTTAACGCCCGTGAGTGCTGTATAGCCCGTTGTAGGACGTGTACCTGCTGTCGTCTCGACTGCCCACTTCAAGCCACAACCGATTGTAGAAAGTTCATGTGCCATTGTTTATTCCTCCTTTGGCTTTTCATCTTTTGGGGTGATCTTCGGTGCTTTGACAGGGATCTCTGCCTTGCACTTAGGACACCTGTTTTCCTTAGTATCCTTGCCACAATAAGGGCACTTCATTGCTTTTACCTCCTGTATATTCTGTTTATCGTGTTACCGTCACCGTCAGTCTCGTCAGCACCGACTATGGCTTTGTACCTCGCATACATCCTGTATACGCTCCTGTCGATATTAGGAAGAGGATTAAGCATTTCCCTTGTAAACTTGTTACTCAGCATTACGTCATCAATCAGTTTGATGATCTCTTTAGCCTGTGTCCTCTTGCCGTCTGTCGCATTAGTGTACACGTTGATCTCAAAGACAACGTTAGCGTGATACTCAGCACCTACACCGTCAAGGCTCCTTTCGTATGTATAGTTATCTCTCTCGACAACTGATACACACGGATAAGAAGTAATGCTGTCAGGATCATAGGAAAGAATGTCAGCCGTCTGATAAACCGCTGTCACCGCATCCTTGACCTTTCTTAAAACCACATTAGATATATCAATCATTGAATATCTCCTTGATTATGTTGATAGCCTGTTCCACCATTGCCTTTTGTGCGCTGTACATACCTGCACTTCGGTAGTGTCCGTGTGTCATGTGGTCGCCTGTCCACCACTCAGGGTTTTTACCTAAGCCTTTGCCGTATTCACCAATACCGACAATTCCTGCAGGTCTTTCCCCTGGGTAGGACTCACTACCATTGTAAAACACACCTGTACCAAATTCCATGAATGCCACCTCATAACCACTTGCGATTATGGTATAGCCATTCTCGGTTGGTACCGCCTCGACCTCAACTCCTTGAGTGAAGTCCCTGTTAGTCATTGCACCTGTGAACGCTTCCTGAGCGACACTTACGCCTATGTCCGCTAAACGCTTAACATATTCGTCCATGTGCTCGATCTTGTTCTTAAGGTTATCTATATATGCGGCTGCGCGAAGAATACTCACATTGTCGTCTATATTGATCTCGATAACCTTAGTGTTCATGATACTTTGACCTCTTGTACGGCATACACGATGTTGTTAAGTGATTTTGCCACGGCTTTGACAATGTAGTTATGAGGCGTTTTGTTCTCAGGCGTTCTCTCTATCCACAGTATACTATCTTCCTGTATCGGGCAATTAACGTCCTCTACGCAAAGTGTCTTACTGTAATCAAGGTTGATACCGAATAACTCAGCGTCAGCCGTGCCCCGTGAGGGGGACACGTTGCACATTAACAACTCTGGGGTCGAATATGTGACAACGGGTTCACCTGTGGGGTCTCCGTACTGATCTACTGTCTGTGTCTTGCCTGTGAACAGTGCGAAGTATACAGGTTGCTGATTTCGCTTAAGGGTTCTCACTTCCTGTATCCTCCTGTACCTCAATAGGTCTTATGGCTGAACAGAACGGTACGATATCCATAAGCATATCTGCGGGGATATCAGAACCGCCATAAGTACGGCTAATACCGTTCTCACTGTGGGACAACTGCCCCTCAGCTCCCATTTTATTAAGCATGTAGACAGCAAGTTTGCATTGCTTCATTTCATACTTAGTCGGGAACTCTGTTTCGTCTGTGTAGCCATAAGGGTAAGCCCTGTTCATTATCTCGGTCTTAGCAATAGTAAGATAAGCGGACAACATGTCATCCGTATAGGAAGAGGGAAACGCCCCTATCGTTCTTACAAATGTAATCTTTTCAGTATCGTTCATGTTGTCCGACCTCTCTTACTTCTTCTTTGTTGCTTTCTTTGCCTGTGTCTCGACAGGCTTTGTCTCTTCCTTCTTAGGTTCTGCCATAACAGGCTTTGGATTAGGAAGATTGTGTCTACGCAAAAGCATACCCATAAGTAATCTCCTTACTTAACCGCAATTCTAATTGCCTTGCTGCTATCGTAAAGTGTCGGGGCGAAGTGCTTGTCCGCAGTTATGACTGTGCTCTTGTTAACGATATCCCTCTCAGCCTCAACAAGTGTATCTCTCTTAGTGTAGATACGAAGAGCACCAGGCTTAACGATAAAGGCATTCTCCTTAGAAGAAGCCTCTGTCAGCTTGTTGGAAATAACTACCTGACAGCCCTGTACCTCACCGACAACACCCTTAAGGGCAATGTCAGCGGAAATGTCAGACGCAGGAAGCCATGACGGGGACTTTCTCAGAAGTGTGTACTGCTTAGGGGAAACAAGAAGAACCTTAGTTCCGTCAATGTCCTCACCAAACAGCTCAAGAGCGTCAGCAATGTCATCAAAATCAAGTGTTCCAGGCGTAGCGGCTGTGTGTACCATAGGGGACGTAATAGCGGCAAGAACAGCAAGAACCTGATTATCAAGTCCGCTTGCGATAGACAGAGCTAACTGCTTTGCAGCCTCGTCCATAGGGTTGCCGTAACCACTCAGTACAGCCTCGTCAGTGATCTGAACACCGTTAGCAATCTTAGCGATTGTAACGCTTGCCATTGTCTGTGCCAACTGATTGATTGTAATGTCAGCGCCCTCAGCGGTTGTGATTGCGTCTCCGATGTAAGAGTACACAGGTATTTTTACGGTGTCCCCAGGTCTACCTACGAGTGTTGTGTCGATCTCTGCAAGAGGGGCAAACTTCATATAGTCTACCAACTTTGCATCTACCAGGTCTGCCAGTACCCAAGGGTTAATCAGGTTGGACAGCATTGTTGCATTAGGATCAAGTGCCATGTTTGTAAATCTCCTTTACTTTGTTAATTCGTTGTACAACTCAGGGTGTTCGGATTGCAGTTTTACTCTCTCGGTATAACCCATTTTAGCGAACTGTTCCTTAGTCACCGTTGTTGTCGGGTTTCCCCCGTCAGGCTTGACGGGTGTTTTGTTTACTAAGTCAGCCTTGAACTTCTTTTCAAGTGTCGTCTTAAACGCATCAAGGTTACTGAACAGCACGTCCAACTTTCCGTCACAAAGAGCCTCTGCGGTTTCCTGTGCGGTCTCAGCATCGAAGCCTACTTCAAGAAACTTAGCTTTATGTTCGGAAACATTGATCTTTCGCTCAAGTTCGGCATAATGTGCCTCTCTCTCAGCGTCAGCTGCCTGTTTCTTCTCCTCTTCGGACATTTTGTCCTTAAGTTCCTTTTTGTACTTTGCCGCCTCGCTGTTGGCATCGGACACCGACTTCTTCAACTTCGCGATCTCCGCTGAATTGTCCTGCGGTTCGTCAACAGCCTCAAGTGCCTTGACGATTTCCTCAGCCGTCATGTCATCCCTGTACGCTTCACCGAGCATCTTCTTGTAGTCCATTGCTACCTCCTTGCGATTATAGACTTCCCTGTCTGTTTAGATTATGCGATTATAGACTTCCCTGTCTTATACTTATCAGCTTTCGCTGTTAGTATCCTTATCAGGTTTCCACCCTTTTGGCATCGGGATCTTCCGACACCTGCAGTTGTAATGTGGCTTAGGGGGGAACGATTTTAGCGGATATACCTTGCCGTCTCTGGGTGCGCATTCCTCACACACCTTTTCGTCCTTTGCCGTTACCCACTTTGCGTATTGAACGCCATTGTCAAGCCACGCCTTTGTCTCTGCACTGTCTACAACGTCTATCATGTATTGTTTTGTCTGTGTCCACCACAGGCTGATAAACCTTGTAGTCTGCTCTCTATACAGTTTCCTGTCCTTGTACGTCATAGCCGTGCTCATTGCCTCAGATAACCTGAGACGCTTGCGCTCCGCTTCGGGGTTATACAGATACCCTGTTACATAGTTGTAACTATCCAATAGCCCTAACAGCCATGCCTCGACTAATCCGTCATCATCGTCTGGGTCGTAACCCTCTTCGACTAACACCGCTATTGCGTCCCTATACGCTTTTTGCGCCACTTTCCAAAAGGACTTTTCGTTCCTCTCCTTCAAACGGTTCATCAAGGACTTTGTTACCCCTTTTACCGTTCGGTTGTGCAGTTCATCAAAGCTCATGCCATGCAACCTCAGCAATTCGTCCTTGAGTTCCTTTCTGATCTTAGCTAACTCTTTGTCCGCTTGCTGATACATTTACTCTTCCTCTACTGCTTTGTCCTCGCTCTCGGGCACTTCCTGTACCTCGTACTTCGCCTGTTCTTCCTCGTAATACTTCATACTCTGTTCATAAGCCGTCTCAGGGTCGGTAAACATACCGCAATGCTCGAATGCCAACTTAGGTGCTACCTTAGGGTTATCAAGCATCGTTACAAGTACCTGTGACTTGCTCTGAATGTTATCGTAGTTCCTACGAGGATGTGTTATCTTGACCTGACTTACCTTGAGGTCAAGCACGTTGTTATCCCTCAGTATCTTCAAGACAACCTTAAGGATTTCCCTTTCGGATGACTCAAACATCGTCTCATAGTCTCTTGCCCTTGCCTCCGCAGCTCCGTATCCGTCACGAAGATAAACGGCAGTACCCGTATCGCTCGTAGAACTACCGCCATTCCTGTTAGGCATTCCGCAAATGGTAAGGATAGTGTCATAGATATTGTCTACCTGTGTCTGTACCTGAGACTGACTCAGTTCGGTCGTTACATAATCAACATCGGCTGCCTGCCCGTCATTCGACTTTACCTTGATAGCACCGTCAGCCTTAAACTGTTCAAACTGCTCAAAATCAATATCGCAGTTAATGAACTTAAGGAATGCCTGTATCGTCTGTTCTACACCGTCCATACGGTTAGACTCCAGGTTAGACAGTTCGTCTAACAGGTCAAGTACGATCTCAAAAGCACCAAGACGGGCATTGTTAGCAGGATATTCAACAATCGGAATAGCCTTAAGTCCGTTAGGTGCTACGTCAATGATCTTACCCTCTTCGATAGTGATTATCTGAGTCGGTGTAGATACTCTGAATACATTGTTGTATTGGATATCCTTGTTAGTACCTGTGATTATTTCCTTACTCCAATAGTTTACGGAAGCAAGGGGGACTTCACCTGCCTTGTTGCTGTATATGACAAATGTGTTCATAGGGTCACAGGTGATAATCTCAAACGGTGCTTCGTCCTCTTCTTCGGACAAATCCGTGTCAGGTGCTACCATTCGGAAAGCTGTGCCGCATATCATCTGCCATTCTACAAGGTCTTTGTCTTTCTTAGCCTTGTTTTCATAGTCCATAAGAGTATTAAGTCGCTCTATCTTTGCGGAAAGCCCCTCTTCGGCTCTAACAGCCGTGTACTGCATCGGCTCTGCGCACTGATAGCCAACCTTGAAAGAGACTATCTCGAACGCCCTATTGACTACGATCCTGTTTACGATATCTTCACGGATATTCTTAATACGGGCAAGTACGGGCTGTTTCCCCTTGTAGTAGTTGTACAGATAATCGATCTCACCACGGTTAATACTGTGAGTGGTCATTGCCTGGTCAAGTACGCCCAATACGTTTTCGGGGGTGATTTCATCAACGGAAGAATAAATCTTACGTCTACCGAACATTAACTTCTTAACAATGGGATAGACTATTCCCACCTGTTTATTGGTAGTCTCGTTACTGTTACTACTCATAGTTGACCCCTCTAACTATTGATTTTCACGGTAACGTGCGACTGCCCTTAAGGGTGAATATACTTATATAGCCTAAAAATACCACAACATATAAGGCTTTGCAAGCGGTACACCCCTATATATTGTGGCTTTTAGGTTTAGTTATATTAAACTTTGCGTTTAGAACGGTCGTTTGAACACTTCGATATTGTTACTCGTAAGGCTCTGAGCGTATAGAGCAAGCATAGCCATACCGTCAGGAACGTCATCGTGAGCGTTCTTACCCTTGAGGGTATAGGACGTAAGGAACGACAGCATGCGCTTGTACTCTCTGTTATTGCCTACAACCGATTTGTCCTTGAATAAGACGTGCTCTTTGACCCAAGGGCTGTTTACGATGATCTTAGTTTCCTTGTTTGCAGTCGTATATTTGGTAGTAATCTTAGTCCTACCGCCTCTTTCCTTGACAGCCCCCTGTATCTTTTCCGCTATGCGTCCTCCTGCGGAATTGCTCTCAAACTGACACATTTGTACTTTGTGCTTCATCAAGAGGTTTACAAGCATTGCCTCTACCGCCTCAGGCTTGCCGTCATTACAGACGCAATCCTCAAGGTAGTAATCATTCCCGTACTGATAGGCTACTGGCATAAACTCAAAGTCCTTGCCCTTATCCTTAGTATCACAAATGGCAATAATAGCATCGGGTTCATTCTCTGGCAATTCAAAGTACCGTCTTAACTCTACCTCAGCATAGAGCTGTCCCTCACGCTCAATCGGTCTATTGCGATATAGTGCGGAAAACGTAGCCTCGTCCATATCTTGTTCAAGTCTCTGCAACGCTTCTGTGGTATAGCCAAGGTTGTACGGATAATCAAAGTTAGAATTGCCGTCAGCATCGTAGCAATCTACCTCGATAAACTCAGCCCTGTCATCTTCCCCATATCGATCTTGCAAGCGACCACAAATGTCTCTGAGACTCCACCTGGTGCTTATGTGCAATTCTTTGCATCGTCCTATCTTACGCTGTAACAGGTCGCCTGTGTAAGTGCTCCAAAGTGATTGTAGCCTGTCCTCGGATAACGCAACATCCATACCACTAATCAGGTCATCACAGTAAAGAAGCGACTGAGCACGGACACGTCCGGCATTACCTGCGCCTATCGTTGAAAATTGGAATGTAGCAAAACGCTGTTCATTCTCCAAGTCGATCATATAGTTTTTAGCATCTGTATTAACTACGGGTGAAGTAGGGAATACCTTAAGGAAACGATATTCGCTGTCTTTGCCTACGATCTTGAGTATCTGTTCATAGGCCCCTTTGATGAATGAAGCGTTATGTGAGACTGTAAGCATCCCCTTGTCGGGCACATTGCCTCCCCACCACGTCAGGAAGAAGAAAGCAAGTGTAGACTTACCGATACCTGGCGGAAGAGATATACACAGCAAGTCTAATTCATCCTCGTATAGTCTCTGCAACTGTATTGCCAATGGCTTAAGTTGCTTACGTCTCGGTGCGTAGAACTTCTGCTCCGGCGCACGATCCCACTCAAGGTATAAGCAATAACTGTCAAAGTCATACGGTGCTAAGGTGTAAAGTAACTCTTCGTGTGCCTTAAAGAAGTCTCGCATCATTTCCACGTCACATAGACGGGGCACAAGTCTACCCAAATAGTCAGACAGCCACCGCCCGTGAGCAATCGCTGTCTTAACTGATTTTTCGTTCTTTGTGCCCTCACGGATCATTGCTATATAGTCATAACACGTCCGTATGTCCCTGTTAGCCTTGAATGAGGTCTTGATAGCATTAAGTATCTCAGGAATGTTCATTCTTCGTCCTCCGTCAGTTTGAATTTGGTACGATACTTTCCCTTTTCTCTGATAACGCACTCATACCCCATAGCATCAAGAGTCCTGAGGAACGGCTTAACCTTGTAGTCCTGATCTCGGTAGAACTTAACGGCTACGCTTGCCCTGGACTTGTAGCCCATTCGGTTAGCCAACTCCGCATTACTTATCTTCTTTTTCTTCATCAACTTTTTGATTACTTGCGCTGCTGTCATTGATAACCTCCGTACTTATTAGTTTGCCTGTACCGATATTCCGTAAGCATTGCAACTCCATGTGATGTAACTCTTCTTCCGTGCCCTCATATCGGGTAGTAACGATTATTGCGCCTGAAAGGTCTTTCTTGTAGGTCGTTGTTATCTTCATCCTTTGTCCCTCATATCACGTCCACAGTACGGGCAGTAGTTGTATGGCGATATCTTATACTCTCTGAGACAGCGGTTACATTGCATCGTGTCTCCCCTGTATATCCATTCGCCATGATCTATCGGCTTGCCTCCTGTAAGGAGATAGTCAGCGGATACCCCAAGGTAGTTAGATAGCGTGAAAAGCACCTGTGCTGACGGCACGTTCTTCCCGTGACTGTAATTGCTTATCTGTGCGCCTGTAAGACCTGTATCCTTAACGATAGCCTTAACGGTCACATTCTTACCGTCTATCGTCTTTCTTAGGACTTCTGGTAGTTTATATTCACTCATTGCCTCTATTCTCCTTATACGATGTACGCTTACAGCTCTCCATGATACTAATACCGTCTCTGTAAGTCTTAGGCGGTTCATAGAACGGGCAATCAGAACCGTAGCACTCCATAAAGTGCTCAAACTTGCCATTATCTCTTTCTACTACTGTCTTTCTAAACGGGCACTTCACTTTTCATCCTCCTGTTCTAATACGGCTTTTACCGCTGTCAGTAACATATTCATCTTTCGTATTGCGTACTCAACACCTTTACGCCCTTTCAGGTATTCTGTGAAGTCGTTGTAGCAGTTGGAGTAGCCTTCCACATACGCCTTGATCTCGCCCTCAGTTCGTCTATTCATTCTCTGCCTCCTCTCGGTAAAATTATCTTGTTTTGACAACGCGGGCAATCTTTTTCTAATAGATAACCACATTCGGGGCATTTATAAAAACTGACACTATAATCTTCCCACTCGCCCGTTTGTCGTTCTTGTTCTTCGAGAGCCTTGATAGCCATATTAAGGGCTTCAACCATTTCACGGTCATACGGGCGAACTATTCTTTCATAGAAGTTTCTATTTCCTACTAAAATTTTAATCGCTTCTTTGTTAGTCATTCTCTGTCTCCTTTATATCGATCTACCTCATTGAACTTATCGCACCAACAACTGATAAGGCAACGATTATGCTGACGTAAAATAATGCCTCAATTAAATCTAATTTTGTATCAGGTCTGCTTTTCATAGCAATCTGCCTCCTTGTAGGGCTTAGGGCAAGGCATCCATGCGTAAACGCTGTCAACAGCCACGTCATAGAACCTGTAACCGTACTTTTCGCTATACATACAGGTCGTCTTAAGGACTCCTGATCTTGCCTTGCCGTCAGCACTGTAAACCTTATAGGAAACAAGCACTTCCTGACCTTCCTTTGGCATAGGGCAATCAAACTCCTTTCGAGAACCTACCCACTTACCGCTAATAGGTGTCCACTTTCTCATAACATCACCTCCCGAACTTAGTAAGCGCATTCCAATTATCGGCTGCCTGTAAAGCGGACATTCCGCAGGACGTGCTGATCTTGCAACGGTCACAGGCAAAATAACTCTTCTGATTGTCTACCATATACTGTCTTACCATATCGCCCTTACCGCATACAGGGCAGTTCTTAATCTTAATTTTCCTCATTCTCGTTTAACCTCCTTAAAATCTCTTCCAGGTTCGAAGCATCTACTGTCATACTTCCTACTTCCTCAGGCTCTATCATAGGATCATTGATAGCCATATATGCCGATGTCTCTAACATTTGCACTGCCATATCTTCATCTACTCCGAAGTTGTCTATTGCAGCTGACTTGACAGCGTTGATAACAAACATCATATCGGTAAGTAGAACTTGCATATCGCCCTCTAACACTACCTGTCCATTCTCAGACTTAATCATTGTCCACCTCCGGCAACCAATACTTAGACACTCTTGCCTTTGATCCGTCAGCACATGTTACCTCTATTAACTCTGAGCTGATATTGATACCTGCCTTGCGCATATCGCATATCCTTGAAGCAAGACGGAAAATGCCAAGGCTTAATGCCTCCCTCTGGGTAATGCCCCCATTGACTTTCATGTACTGCAATATCTTTTCTTCCTGTTTCATACTTGTATCCTCCTGTTTATCCTAAACTGAAATAGTTATCACCTACACAGGCATACGGCTCAAAGCCTGGCATAAAAGACACACAGTTGAAGTATATAACGTATGGCGCATCACCTGTGGCTAATCGCCTATGTGCCTCAAGAATAGCCCAGTCCGATCTATTAGTACGCCCTACCGACCAACAAGCACCTGTTTCAACTACCGTGAACTGACCGTACTGATTGAGTACACCTGTGATAGTATCGGGGAAAGAAGAACTCCCCTGCCGGTTATAGATAGTCAGAGCAATGAGAACTCTGTTTTCCATACTCTCTTCATCATAGCCCCTGTCTGACTCAGCCTCTACGACCGAAGAAAAGAAGATGAACTCTTCCTCAGACATTCCGACCGCCCTTGCCTTAAGTTCTACGGAAGCCTCGTAACGCTGATCTTCCGACATAGAGTTCCAAATGCGGTCATTATTCCAATCCTGTGCCACCTCAGCCCCTAACAGGGACACGGATAACAGGACAGTAGCCAAAGCCTTAATCATTCCTCGTAGTCCTCCTCTTCTTCGTACTCTATTTCCTCAAAGTTGGTACTGCCACAATGAGGGCATACTTCCCAAAACTCTTCCCCCCACTCTACTTCGGGGTGACGCTCAATGTGCGTTGCGGGATCGTCGAACTCTTCCCCACAGTCGTTGCATCTGTACATATAGTCAGGCATTCTTCTTTACCTCCTGTTCATACGGAAGAGACGTATCCAACCAGGGTAAAGTCTCTCCATTCTTCCTGATCTTAGCCTCAGCAAGAGCCAACTTAGCCTGTAACTCATTATTCAAGTTAATAAGCCTCAGATTGTCACGGCAGACAGCGTCAAAGTCCTTGTTATCGTCTACTGTCGGGGAACTCTGTAACGTGTCGGGCTGAGTGTTCAGTATCATCCCAAACATAACCCCCACAATAACCCCAAGTAGCACTCCTGTAATCAACAACTCCATTGTTTTTCCTTCCTTTCTTCTTACCGAATGTATAGCCCTCTCGGACATACAGCTTGTATTCCTCGTAATGCTCCTGTATGTACTCGCTTGCATCACGCCTTGTTCTACCCTCAAAGGGTATTTTGAGCCGTCTTTCCATAGAACGGATCAATTCTTTTTGCTTGTCTGTGGGTAATAACGGCTTTGCCATGCTTGCTACCTCCTTTCATACAACTTTGCCTTGTAGTAAAAACTTGACGTAGGCATTTTGCATTCTTTAGCCGCCTGTATCCCTGTCAGGACACCCCCCCTCCACTTGCTATATGCTTCATGGAAATTGCCAGGGAGATTATCAGTAGGTCTGCCAAATTTAACTCCTCTTTGCCTTGCTGCCCTTATCCCCTCAGCCTGACGTTGCTTAATATTGCGTCTCTCAGTCTCAGCTACAAAGGATAGTACCTGCAAAACAAGGTCACTTACAAAGGTCCCTATCAAGTCTTTACCTCGCCTTGTATCAAGTAAGGGCATGTCCAAGACACAAATATCAATGCCTTTTTCCTTTGTCAGATAACGCCACTGATCCTGTATTTCCTGATAATCCCTGCCGAGGCGGTCTATGCTCTTTATGTACAGGAGATCATCCTTTTTCAAAGCCTTGTACAGCCTCAAATACTCAGGACGGTTAAAGTCCTTGCCCGATTGCTTATCAACAAATACATTCCTTTCAGGGACACCGACTTCAGCCATTGCAATAAGTTGCCTATCCTCGTTTTGATCTTTGCTACTTACTCTGACATAGCCGTAAATCACTGCTTGCTACCTCCTTTCTTGCATCTGTACTGATATTAACATTGACAAATTGTTATGTCAACATTTGTTTATGCCTTTTTACCTTTTTCGGGAAATTTGTAACGGTGGCGTAACAAAAAACCGCCTATGGATGGGATAAGACCACAGGCGGCAGTTCTTTGGAGGACACCCAAGTATGAAAAACGAAGAACGGGTGTATACCAGGATAATATCACTTGACTGAGATCCTTGCAATAAGAAAAGCCCTGAGAAGATCTCAGGACTAATCTTAACAACTGAATATTAGATTTGGCAATAGGATAATAACACGTCTAAAAAAGTTTTGCAATAGGCACTTTATCTCTTGTATGCAGCCGATCTATTTGGTACAATCAGGGTACAATCGAATATCAGGTATGGCAATAAATAACTTAGTGTTATTCCGTTTCACCTAAAGACCATATCGGGGTGCTTGTTACTGACAGAAAGCATCCGTAACAAATAAAACGAGAGTATTGCACAGCTTAGACAGCGACGGAAAATGTGCACGGTGCATCTGACGTAGAGATAAAGTCAGTCATCAGTCAACTGCAGGGATCAGAATGTCTGCGTAATCCCGTGAACGATCACACTTATCGAAGAGGTCGGTGAAGGGGAAAATTAACAGGTATGGGTGGAGCGGTACGACCAATACAAGTATTCCAACACAATCGAATATAAACGTACTGTAAAAAATGGACAGTCCTCCGATGATCTTACTTCGGGGCTGTCCTCCTTAGGGCACAACTCAGGTTATGGGCTTTTGCCGTGCGTAGGGACTGAGGCTACGCTATACGACATTACCTTATCTCGGTGCTGATACGACCGATGTCTGACGGGTATCAACTACCAATTTCTTCTAAAATCTCCTAAAATTCACAATTTGTTAACCGAATTTCACAGGTTTTTCAAGGAATTTGCTCTCTGTCGAAAGACATAGGGCAAGTAGTTGGAACGTGCGCAATAAGGGGGTTTCTAACCTAAAGAGTGCGGCTTCGCACATTCCCTACTTCCGATACGTTCACTCCCTCAATCCTCTGGGTAGCCGACGGCTGTCCGCTTACCTAAGGTCCCTGTTCACCCAATCACCCTTAGAGACAATATCCCTGAATTACTCCTACATTCCCTTATAAACAATGGAAGCACAACGAACGTCAGGTGAACAGGCGGTCTTACCTACGGCTACTCCCGATCTACCCCTGTTTGCCTAACGTGAGTGTCGCTGAGCACCAAGCGTTAGCGCGGTTAGTAATACCGCACCCACTCGAAATAGAACATCCGTTCACCGATCTGTCCCAATAAAGGGACTTTTACCACTTGCGGGTACTGAGAGGACTAATTGCCCGTGGGCTGACACGGCTGTATACCCCACGGGTACCAGACAACAGTCTTTTGAGACAGGGACAGACGGGATAAAATAATATAAATAGTTAGCCCATCAAACAATTTGACCGTCAAACTATTAGCAACACTAACCGAATTAGCAAGCCTAACCGACAACAGGCAGGAGTTAGCAACGCTAACGATTTGATAATCAAACTATTAGCAACCGCTAACAATGACCGCCAGCGGTCGCGAACATAAGTTTGCAAATATAATTGATTGTCCGTTTTATAGTACAGAACAAGTGTTTGAAAATACCGCTTGAAAAGTGTACCAATAAAGGGACAGAACAATTGTACTAAAATCCACCGAACGATTGTTTGCTAAAGTCCAATTAAAGGGACTTAAAACTGTACTATTAAATGGACACGTTAAAACCGCCAGAAATAGCCCAAAAACGACGCCTGGCGTGTAAATGATACTTGTATTAGATCGGAGGCGCGGCGGCTGTATTGCGTAATATGCCATAGCTGACATGACAGCGGCGCCGCTATGATCGTATAACCGATAAAAAGCAATATAGCCCCGCACAAAAACAACCGCGATTAAAAACCGCGGTATTTTTTGCACGGGTAAAAAATAAGTCTCCAATAGCTGACAGCTGCAGCGCGTATGATCGGAGCGGCTGACAGTCGCGGCGGTCCTGGTCCATGATCGGAGCGGCTGACATTGCCCGCGGGTATGATCGACGGCGGCGGGCTGTAAAAAAATATTTCATCAACTTGTATAATATGTATTGCAATTTGGCAACGTTGATATATAATTAAGTTAGTTGCAGGGTTACCTGCGGCGGCGCGCCCCTTGTGGGCGCGGGCGGGAAATATCAGCCGTATGACTCAAGTACCGCCATATAAATAATTGAGTTACGGGCGCGGGATAGCGGCAGCGCATTCAATCATAGCCGCGACGGTTGGACATTAACCGCTGGACATGTCACGACGCAATGTACCTTGATAACCTAATAGAAATAGCCAGGCGGGGATTTGGAGGACCCGCGGCGGAGCGCCCCTGCGTTATAGTTCACGCGTTTTCACGGGCGCCAGGATGCCGCCCGCCATACCCTGCGGAGGGATCGACGCGCCTGGCTCCGATTGCATTAGTTTGCAATAGGTAAATAACGCTTTTTGTAATTGTCACAAATACGGCTGGCGGGTTATCTGTCAGCCGTATTGATGACAGTCACAAATGACTGTTAATAAATCAATTATTGGAGGACAAAACAATGTTAAGAACAAATTCAAAGGCAGCAAGACAGAACATT